CAATCGTGGGCTAGCCCCCCTTGTACTAACGGAGGACCTCCACGTGGACACTGTCAAGAAGGATCCGATTTCGTTTGCGAGAACCGCTCACCTGATCACGAAAGTGCCAGGTTATGCGAATTCTCACTTTACGAATACGATCAGTCGTGATAATGTCCGGACAACGGGTAGTAACATACCTGACTGGAAGGAGCGCTGTCGCAAAGGCGAGAGCGCAACGACAACGTTGTTAGGTACTCGATGGCTATACCACGATTGGCCCTTTGAGTATGAACTCAAAGGAAATCCGGGAACTTGGTTGGTCTTTGGAAAACCAGCCACCCAGATGTCCGTGCCAAGCGATGTGAATAGCTCGTTAGCATCACAGGCTGCTGCACAGTGTAAACAGAAGTTTGCACGTAAGGTCCGGAATAAGACTCGCTCCTGGCAAGGAGGGGTCTTCGCCGGCGAACTACGTGAGGCTGCTGTTATGCTGGCATCGCCGACTAAGAGGCTGCGTAGGGAAGTTGATAATCTTCTGCGGTATGCTCTGTTTGAACAGAACAAATGGCGGAAGGTGAGGAGATTGCTTAAAGGCAACCGAAAGGAGGCCGATAATGCAATCCGTCAACTTGCTTCACTGCGTAACGTCTTAGCAGACACGTGGCTTGAATGGAGTTTCGGCGTAAAGCCGTTTATCCAGGATGCCAACGACGCAGCACTAGCGTTTCGACGCCTAGCTAAAGAGGAGGGCATTGACAAGCTCACCTTGAAAAGCGAGGTTGAACTGGAGGAGCATTCCTTCATTCAGCGGGATCGAAACATAGGGCTGTTTCCGGGCGTCAGCTCTTACGTGAAGGGAGACGATTTTCAGATAGACAAATGTACCTACATGATTAGGGGTTGCATTACTGCAAAAAACCCGATCGGTGGTATGCCTATCCCTGGGATCTTTGGTTTGGATCTCAGTAATATCGCTCCAACAGCGTGGGAACTGATTCCTTGGTCGTTTTTCGTGGACTACTTCACGGATGTGGGTAGTGCGATCGATGCCTGGTCGATACGACTAGTTAACTTCGGATGGTCTAACCATACTATTCGGAATAGTAGGAAGATCAAACTAATTAACTGTCGTACCGTAGGGGGTCCCTCTGGCGCCGGAAACTATGCAAGATTCCGCGTCAAGGGCCCTTACCTGACATCTGGCAGCTTATATAAAGTAGAACGTCAAGCAGGTCTACCACCCATGGAACCGTATAATCCGCAATTTCGCATCCCGGGTTACCCGAGTGTGAAATGGCTGAATATAGCGGCCCTGGCGAATGGTATCATTGCCTTGAAGCGGCCGTGAGACCTGATCCTCTCAACAATCCTTATTGAGGTTTATCAAGATGACTGTTAGTGTTTCCAGTCCGGTCACCGGCGGCGCGCAGACGGGCCTTACGAGCCCTACCTACACGCTTGCTGCAGACACCGCTCCCGATGTGAATGGCAAACAATGGGCTGTTACCGCACTTGGCGGTACTCAGACCGGCGTGTCCGTCCACTCGGTTGCATCTCCCTTCACCCTTACCGTTTGGAAGCCGAAGAATCCTCGGACTCTCGGTAATCCCAATGTTAATACGGGTGTCGTTGCCAATGTCCCGAACAACACGTACAAGTTCATCGTCCGGAAGGGGGTCTCCCCCCTCGCTGGACAACCGAACCGCACTGCAGTGTTCACTCTGCAGATGGACGTGCCGGCAGGGAGCGACTCGGCGGATCCGGAAGACATCCGGGCTGCCATGTCGCTGCTCATTGGTGCTGCTAATCAGGTATCCGCTGGTATTGGCGATACTCTGGTTAGTGGTATCCTCTGATAGCGAAAGCTATCAGCGACTCGTGAGGGTACTTTCCGTGATGATGGATTTCCCACTCTAGAGGTGATACACTAATGAGCTCGCATTCCGCCGTAGAAAGTCTGATCCAAGAGTTTGTCTCGAGTCCTGAGTTCCTCACTGGCCTTCACGATTTTCGTGAGGAAAGTGATCTCAGTGCCCGGGATATGCTCTGGATCCTACGACAGTATGTGTTGTCGCCGCAGCTTGAGGCAGTTTACTCCGATTTCTGGAGTGCCCCGGCTGTAGCGGCCCCTGATTACCAGATTGACGAAACAACCTAACCCTTCCTTTGGCTATACAGAACACGAGGTTTTCGATATGAATCCCCGCATTACGTTTGAACAGACCCGCCTTATAGCGGCCCTTCTGAACGCTCTGTATACCCATAACTCCGAGCTTTCGCATCGGTGCGGACATCCGGATCTACTCAATGAAGAGGAGATCGCGGAGATCTGTATCGATATGATGCAAGGGGTATTCGGCGTGGATCCATCCACGTTGAGAGGGTTTAAGGGGTTCGTCATAGCCCTTTACCACCAGACGCCCGATCGGTTGAATAACGATCGGGAGTTCGTCAAGTGGTTTAGCTTGGGCACTGGTATTGACAAAAGCGATGGAGAGGGTGATGTCTGATAAGACCGACGCTCTTTTAAAGCACCTGCGAAGTGACTTAAGTCACGTACTGGATGAGTATCAGTTAGACTATACGTTTAACTCTACCGGTCCAGTGTGGCCAGCCGCCACCGAGCAGCAGTATAAGGCTTTCGCGCTAGGGAGAAGCCTTCTCAAGAAATATAATGAGAAGGACAATCCCTCACGTGAGGCCTGTGCTGTTGCTTTGTCCAAATTCCTCTCAGTTAATGAGAGGTGTGGTGAGTGGCGCTTAACCATGCAAGATCTCCGGGACGAGGAGCTGGTAAATGGCGTGAAAGACGTCATATACCGGTTCTGGTACGTCACCGGGGACGCCCCTTTAGTCAGTTCCCTTGATCAGCTTTACGATCGTGGGCGGCTAGGTTCTGGGATGAACCGCTTTGCGCGAGGATCAGACCTCTACACAAAGCTATGGGATAGTCCACTTTCTTGCACTGACAGTAACTTACTCGCCATGTGGCGAAGACTAGTTTCGCGCGATATCCGATGGGCCGTAGCCGAAAGGCACAGACACAAAGAATATGGAACGCAACTAGTAGCAGGCAACAAGCTAAGTTTCGTGAACAAGAACGTAACTACGGCTCGGTGTATCTCTACGGAACCCACAGTGAATATGTGGTTCCAGCTGGGGCTCGAGTCCCTAATGCGAGAGCGACTTACTCGCACCATGGGGTTAAACCTTGAGACACAGCAGGAGATAAACCGTGTGCTCGCACGTCGGGGTTCGCGAACAGGTCGTTTTGCAACAATTGACCTGGAATCCGCTTCCGACTCTGTATCTATGGGGCTCCTTGAGGCGATTATGCCACCAAGTTTTTTGTGGTGGCTTAAGTACCTGAGGAGTCCTGTAGTACAGCTCCCTAACGGGAACGAGCATGTCTTAAAGATGGTGTCCACGATGGGTAACGGTTTCACGTTCCCGTTGGAGAC